AGAAAGTTGAAGTAGAGTTTATTCCATATGCCAACTTATTCCCGGCAGGCTCAGCATTCCCTGAGTTATATTGCCAAGTTGAACGAACCCAAGGAACCCAGTTTGGACCTTCAGTTCCACTCCCCGTCCCGACAAAGGGTATTATGATGTCACGCGGCGTCATGCCGGTTAAGTGGACGTCTATTGTCAAGCGTTCATATTCTCCTTCAGTGTTACGCTCAGAAAACTTTATTCAGAATGTATTAGGTTCTGATGTTCAATCCATTGCTGCTATTACGAGCACTCCAGTCCTCTACAAATGGTATGCCACCCAGCAGTATTTCGCAGCCCCTCCCGGAAACCAGGCTTCCGCCATTGATGGCACCTGGGGACCCTCTCTCTTACGTTATTTTGGTATGGCTTATTGCGTTGACCAGCCTCTTGCTGAACCATCTGCTGTCCTCGGCACCATCAAAATAAAGGTGCATTGGGAGTTTAAGGAACCCCTTGTATCTGCTGAACCCACACCTCCGTCCGCTATTGGTGACGGTATTCCTCTTGCGACATAAGCATCAGGTAGGGATAAACGCCCGAGTGCTCGCAGGGCGTTTATGGGTCCAGGGCGAAGCCCTGGTCGGGCCGAAGGCCGTCTATGGGCCGTGACCCGCCGGCACGCCTGAGGCGGCTCCCCTTCCCTTTGGGAAGGGGCGGGGGGGTAGGGATATTCATTAGCGGCCTCCGGCCGCTATCATCTTCTTTATGCGAGGTTCCGCAAAAGAAAAAAATCGGAGCCATAGGTATAGTATTACCCTATGGCGACTTCCGTTCCAGCTGTTCCAGGCAAGTTAGGTAAGGCTCGGTCGTGTTGTTGGACTTTGAATAACTATTCTCCTGATGATGTAGAACGTATCAGGCGGTATGCTCTTAGATGTAAATATCTTGTATTTGGTTACGAGGTTGCTCCCGAAACTGGCACACCACATCTACAGGGATTTGTATCGTGGGATAATCCCCAATCACTTGATAAGTTCAAGACTGACATTTCGCAGAAACTCCATTTAGAGAAGACGATTGGCACCCCCACCCAAGCGTCCGAATATTGTAAATATGATGACTACCCGGCAAATCAGAAACCGAATATCTATGAAGAGTTTGGTGAACTACCCCGGCAAGGTGGCCGGACTGATTGGTGCGTTGCACTCCAGCAGATAAAATCTGGCACCCCGGTAGAGGAGGTGGTTGAAAATCAACCACAGCTTCTCCCTTGTATAAGGGCTCTTGAGACTTTCAAAAACAAATGTTTAAAACCCTTAAATCGTGAAGTTGAAGTCATTGTCTTGTGGGGAGACGCAGGCTCCGGCAAATCACGTTGGGCTCATGATAATCATCCTGACCTATATTCAAAGTCACCTAATAAGTGGTGGGACGGTTATACCGGTCAATCCACAGTCCTGTTGGACGATTTCTATGGTTATATTCCTTATACCGAGCTCTTAAATGTATTAGATAGGTATGCCTATCACGCAGAAGTTAAATGTGGCCATGTATGGGCTCAATGGACCAAAGTTATCATTACTTCTAATCGCCCGCCGGACCAATGGTATTCCGTTGGAATGACCCCGGCACTTAAGCGGAGGATTAACAAAATCTTTTTCTATAGTATAGATGCCCCTCCGTCGCAGACTCATCCGCAAGAAGAAGGCTTATCGTAAGCGTCGTGGTGGACGTGGTAAGCTCCAGCGATTCCGCCGAACAGGTATGAACTCCATGAGAGACCGAGCTGTTGTAGTTGAGGTCCAAGAAAATCAAGTCGTCCCGGAAGGTGGACAGTTTATCAATCACACTCTCGGTGATTTTCCCCGTGCTCTCGCAGTATCTAAAAACTTTAGATTCTACCGTTGCAAGAAAGTTGAAGTAGAGTTTATTCCATATGCCAACTTATTCCCGGCAGGCTCAGCATTCCCTGAGTTATATTGCCAAGTTGAACGAACCCAAGGAACCCAGTTTGGACCTTCAGTTCCACT